GTCATTATTCAAAATTGGACTATCCTAGAGTTCATTGCCCGAAACAAATGCCAGGATTCAGCAACTATATTCCTCTGACAATCTCGGAGAATAACGAGAGAAAGAGGTTGATTGAGAACACATTTGGTGTAGACTACTTGTCTCAACTACTGATTGAGAAGGAGAATGAGAAGTGAGCAGGAACTGGAAGGACAACGGAGATCACGACCCATTTGCGGGTGGACGCTCATCCTCTCGCGGTCGAAAGCACGAACGCAGAGGACACAGACATGAAAGCAAGCATCATCTGCGCGATGTAAAAGACATGGTAAATGGTGGTGAAGACATTGACGAAGACCTCATGGACGACCTTGAGGAGGAGGACTAAATCATGAAGATCAGCAAGAAGACATTTGACATCCTTAAGAACTTTTCAGGCATTCGCTCATCCATCTATGTGGACAAGGGAAATGTCATCCGCACGGTCTCTACAGCCAAGAACATAATGGCAGAGGCAAAGGTCGATGAATCTTTTCCTTCTCCTTTTGCCATCTTCGATCTTGGCAAGTTCATTGCGACTACAAGTCTGTTCTCGGAACCAGACTATGACTTCAATTTCAGCGATAAGTTTGTTGTGGTGAATTCTCCAAATGGAAGCACGGTTCGTTACTGCTATGCAGACTCCAAGTTGGTGGAGAAGGCAGACAAGACCATCAAGATGCCAACCCTGACCGCAGAGTTTGTGCTAACGGCAAATCAGATCACGGAGATTCAGAGGTCTGCATCCGTTCTTCAACTTGACACCATCTGCATTCAGAACAATGGTGCAGATATTAAGATCGTTGCATTTGACCGTAAGATCGGTATCAACGGTTCGTCAAATCAATACAGCATGGTGGTTAAGACCAATGAATCTCCATCAACCTTTGCGGTGTATCTTGACATTGAACTTTTGAAGATGATTCCCGATGACTACTTGTTCCAAATCGGCGGATCGGCAGTTGCAAAGTTGACTGGTGCAAAGAACGGCGTTACCTATTGGATTGCTCTTCGTCCAGAAACCAAGTGAGGTGAAAGATGCTTGCTACAGATGAATATCTGTGGTCAGAGAAGTACAGGCCAAAGAGGATTGCAGATTGTGTCCTTACTCCTGAACTTCTGAATACATTTGAGGAAACAATCAAACAAGGACAGATTCAGAACATGCTTCTGTCGGGTGGGCCTGGTGTAGGCAAGACCACCGTTGCCAAGGCATTGTGTGAGGAACTTAGGTGTGATTACATCCTCATCAACTGCTCTGAAGATGGAAATATCGACACCCTGCGTACAAGAATCCGCGAGTTTGCAAGTGCGGTTTCTTTCAGCGGTGGGGCCAAGGTGGTCATCCTTGACGAGTTCGACTACTCCAACCCACAATCTATGCAACCAGCACTTCGTGGTTTTATGGAGGAGTTCTCCAAGAACTGTCGATTCATTCTGACTTGCAACTACAAGAATCGAATCATTCAGCCTCTGCATTCACGATGCACGGTCATCGACTTCAAGATCCCATCATCAGACAAGCCAAAACTCGCCAAGCAGATGCTGAAGCGGGTGTGTGCCATTCTTGATGCTGAGGACATTGAGTATGATCAGAAGGTGGTTGCTGAACTTGTCATGCGTAGGTTCCCCGACTTCCGCAGACTCATCAATGACCTTCAGAAGTATTCCTTGGGTGGAAAGATCGATGTTGGCATACTTGGCACAAGTGCTTCGGACAAGATCAACGATCTTATTGCCTTCATGAAGAAGAAGGAGTTTGGATCGATTCGCAAGTGGGTGGCAAGCAACATCGACAATGACCATGTGGGTTTGTTCCGCTCCGTCTATGATGGTCTACATGACATCCTAGAGCCACAGTCGATCCCACAGGCCATTCTTACCATTGCTGAATATCAATACAAGGCAGCATTCGTGGCTGATCAGGAGATCAACACAATGGCCTGTCTAAGCGAACTGATGGTTTCCTGCGAGTTCAAGAAATGAACGACAGTCCATTCGACTTTCTCAACAGCATCAACCAGACCAAGGTAAATCTTATCCGTGATGAGGGGAGGGGGGCATCTGAATATGCCCCCTATCTCATGAACAAAGGTCTGTCGCAGTTTGCAGACTCCATCATGTATGCAAATGAGATGAATCTTCATTGCCACTTGGACAAGCAGATGCAGTATGAGTATCTGCTTCACTCTCTGAGGCCAAGAAAAAGATTCGCAAAGTGGGCAAAGAAAGACGATGCAGAGACTACCCAAAAGATTATGGATATCTTTGGGTGTTCCGTTAGGAAAGCAGAAGAGATAAAGGCGACCTTGGACAAGAAGACCGTAGCCAAGATCCTCAAAAGGGGATCCGAGATGCGTGGAGGAATCTGAAATGCTAAATATTTCAGTTATTCACACATGCTTGATTGATTGGCGAGGTCGATATGGAAAAAAGAATACTTTCCCTCAATGCAGAGGACTTGCTTGAGGTGACACTAAAGGCAGAGGACGATTTCCTAAAAGTAAGAGAAACACTTACCCGCATAGGAGTTTCCTCTAAGAAAGAAAACAAGTTGTATCAGAGTTGCCATATACTCCACAAGAGAGGCAAGTTCTATATTGTTCATTTCAAGGAACTATTTGCTCTTGATGGTCTGCCTACAGACATTGATGATACAGACATTGGCAGACGGAACACCATTGCCAATCTTCTTGAGGAGTGGGGTCTTGTCGATGTGGTTGACAAGAAGAAGGCTGGAGATCCAATAGTTTCCCTTGCTCAGATGAAGATAATCCCACACAAGGACAAGAGCAATTGGGAACTGGTTCCGAAATACCATATCGGTCGCAAGAAACCCTAATACATAAGTGAACCAACAAGGAGATTTTTCGTTATGAAGCCAACGCTTACGCTGTGCATGATCGTCAAGAATGAATCACACATCATTCTTGAATGCCTTAACTCCGTATACAAGTACATCGACTATTGGGTTATTTGTGATACGGGTTCCACGGACAATACAAAAGAAATCATCACCAACTTCTTCAAGGAGAAGGGTATTCCTGGCGAGATCCACGACCATGAATGGAAGGATTTCGGACACAATAGAAGTCTTGCATTCAAGGCGGCAGAGGGCAAGGCAGATTATGCATGGGTCATTGATGCCGATGATTATCTTGAAGGCGAACTGATCCTACCGCAGACAACAGAGATTGACAGTTATGCTCTACGCATCAAGCGGGGATCCTTCTTCTGGTGGCGCAATCAAGTATTCAAGTTGGATGCCAAGTGGGAATACAAGGGCGTTCTGCACGAATATGCGGCTTGCCAAAAGCCAAATCCAAAGATCGTAAAGTTGGAAGGTAAGTACAACATCTGCGCTCGTACCATGGGTGGAGCAAGAAATGTTGGTATCTCTCCAGTCGAGAAGTACAGTAGAGATGCAGAAGTCCTTGAAAAGGCAATGTTGGAAGATCCAACAAATACCCGCCACCAATTCTATCTTGCACAGTCTTATTTTGACTCTCAGCAATGGGATAAGGCAGATGCATCTTATCGCAAGCGTGTTGAGATGGGTGGATGGGAAGAAGAAGTCTTCTATTCACTGTACAGAATCGCCATGATTGCGGCCATCACAAACAAGACATTTGGGGAAATCAAAGAGAAGTTCTTGATGTCATGGAACTATCGCCCCATCCGCGCAGAACCCTTATATCAGATTGCAAAGATGTATAGAATGGTAAATCAGCCACGACTAGCATATCTGTATGCTTCAATGGCAAAGACAATGCCATATCCAAAGTTTGATATTCTCTTTATTGATGAGGACATCTACAGGTGGCAATGTGATGATGAGATTGCAGCAACTGCATTCTTCCTCCATAAGTTTGATGAAGGTATTGCAGCATGTGAATCTCTTCTTAAGAACCCATCATTCCCCGATACAGAGCGTCAGCGCATGGAAGTAAACCTCAATCAGTACAAGGTAAAGATGCAGGAAATGGGTGGGGTGGTACAAGCCATGCGAGATATGGAAGGGCAAAAAGTTGTTGCTCCACAACAAAGCCCAACTGAAAAGATGCTTCAGCAGCAGGAAGATGATGCCGCAAAGCGCAAGCGTCTTGACATGCTGATGAATCGTAATAAGAATAAGAAGAAAGCCCGTCGTTAAAACAAGGGAGTCTATATTATGCTGAAAGCGTTCAAGGTGAACCCCAATGCTGTCATTCCATCTTTTGCCACCGAGCAGTCTGCTTGTTTTGATCTAACAGCATGTTTGCTTGGAGTTGAGAAGATCAAGGCATACACGCGGACAAACGAACCAATGGAACTTTACTGCACGGATAGGGTTGAGATCCCCGCTGAGTTTCGCGTATTGATTCCAACTGGTCTTATCTTCGATATTCCTGAAAATCATTCTGTACGAGTTCATCCACGATCTGGACTTTCTTTCAAGAATGGACTTGTAACTCAGAATGCCGAAGGTATAATCGACTCCGACTATGTCGAGGAGTGCTTTGTGATGCTCAAGAATGATTCTCTAAACAGAATCACGATTGAGCATGGCATGAGGATTGCTCAGGCAGAGATGGTCAAGAACTTGGAGTATGTAATCTTCGAATCCTTGGAAAAACCAGGTAAGAAGACTACCAGAAATGGTGGATTCGGAAGCACAGGAGTGAAATAATGTACGGAGGTGACATGACACGCGAAGAACTGTTGAAGCACCACGAAGTCCTTTGCAAACAAGCAAGGGATCTGATGGACAAGAAGAACCGCGACTATGCTGGTAACGACGGTAAGGAACCATTTGCAAACTTCACGCGAGTTGAGGCCATGGGCATTTGCTCGACTGAACAAGGTTTTATGGTTCGTCTCACGGATAAGATGAGCCGTCTATCATCCATTCTTCAATCAGGAAAGACGAATGTAACAAATGAGACATTCGATGACACGCTTGTGGATGTCATTAACTATATCGTTCTTCTTTCTGCGTATCGTCAGGAGAAGCAACTCAAGAAGCAGTATGGCGATTCTCTATTCAACTGCACCACAAGGGAACTTTCATGAGTGGACTCAAGCCCGTTGGCAAGAATGTGATGTTGCTCAAGGACTTCGGTGGTCAGAAGACAACCGATGCGGGAATCATCTACAACGAGAAGGTGACTTCTCGTCTTGTGTGGTCGAAGGTGATTGCGGTCGGTGAGGGAGTCACAGAGGACATTAAGGTTGGAGATCGTGCCTTGTGGGATATCACCAAGATAAAGGGAAATCACTACAAGGAGTTTGACATAGTTCATCAGGATCACATCTACATGGTGGAGCGCGAGTAAATGGCATTTGGATATTCATACTATCTTGACATGTACAACTGTAGGGCTGGCGTTGCAGACGATATGGAACTGACATATCGTTTCCTTGAGCGGGTTGTCGATAAGATCGGCATGACTCGCATGAGCCAACCTATCGTCATTCATGGTCCGACTCACCTTGGCAGGGAACTCTATCCAGCAAAGGCTGGTGTAAGTGGGTGGGTTCCTCTGATTGAAAGTGGTATTCAAATCCACTCAATCGAACCCACCCACTTCATCACGCTGGATGTATATTCCTGCAACAACTTCGACAAGAAGATCATCTTTGATTATGCGCGGGAATGCTTTGGTTTCGCATCGTTTGAAGAACATTACTTCGTCCGAGGCAAGGGATACTAAAGTGAACTACAAAATCATTCAGGGAGATTGTCGTGAAGCACTCAAGCAAGTTGATTCAGACTCTGTTCATACTTGCGTTACCTCACCTCCGTATTTCGGACTTCGTGACTACGGAGGAGGAGAAGGTGAGATTGGATCAGAACAGGAAGTCGAAGAATATGTCAAGGCAATGGTTGATGTCTTTCGCGAAGTTCGCCGCTGTCTTCGTCCTGATGGCACTCTGTGGCTGAATCTTGGTGATTCGTATATCGCTCAATATAATGTTGCTCCTCCTCCACAAACAATTGGTGGTCAGCGTGGAATGCCTAGCGATTTCATTCCAGGCAATCGAAAAAAACAGAAGGGTCTGAAGCACAAGGATCTCATCGGCATCCCTTGGCGAGTGGCATTTGCCCTACAGGCAGATGGGTGGTGGCTGCGTCAGGATATCATCTGGTCGAAGCCCAATCCCATGCCTGAGTCGGTGACTGATCGCTGTACGAAGAGTCATGAGTACATCTTCCTGCTCTCCAAGAAGTCGCACTACTACTATGACCATGAGGCGATCAAGGAGCCAGCACGAAACTGGGGAACTCGCAATCGCGATGAGATGCGTGACGGAACAACTGATCCGAAGTTGAAGCACCACGGACTCAAGGGAAAACCCGATGAGGACAATCCGCTGAAGAACAAGCGTTCCGTGTGGACGGTGAACACCCGTGGTTACAAGGGCGCACATTTCGCAGTCTATCCAAAGAATCTTATTCTTCCATGCATACTTGCGGGATGTCCCGAAGGCGGAACCGTCCTTGATCCATTCACGGGATCGGGAACCACGGCTATTGTTGCACTTGAGAACAATAGAAACTTTGTTGGGACAGAACTGAATCCCGAATACATTCAGTTGGCAGAGAATAGAATCAAAGAAGAAATCCCAACGACCCTTGCATCTCTGATGCATTGAGGTATACTTACAACATGAGCAAGAAGTTCTATACGAATGTCGCCATTCGTGGCAATCGCATTCTGCATCGTGGGTATGAAAACGGAGTCGCCTTTTCGGAGGAGGCTTCCTTTCAGCCCACGCTGTTCGTTTTGAGCAAGAGAAGTTCTGTGTGGACAACCTTGGACGGCAAGACTGTGGAACCGATTGTCTTTGATGACATTGATTCTGCGCGAGAGTTCTCCGACAAGTACAAGGATGTGAATGATTATCCAATCTACGGAAACACAGACTACATCTATCAGTTCATTGGGAACGAGTATCAAGGCGACATCAACTATGACATGAGTGCGATGAAGATCGCATATCTTGACATTGAGACTGAATCGGAGGAGGGATTTCCCAACATCGAAACAGCCAATGAGAAGATCAATGTCATCACTCTGATCGTAGGACACAAGAAGTACACCTATGCTCTTGGCAAGGTTGACAAGTCACAAATGCCAGGTGATGTGCTTGTCAATCTGTACGACAACGAAGAGCAGATGCTAGGAGACTTCGTGTTGACTTGGCAAAGCCTCAACATCGATGTCATCACGGGGTGGAATGTTCAGTTCTTCGACATTCCATACATTGTGAACAGATTGACTAGTCTCTTTGGCGAGAAGTTTGCCAAGAAACTTTCACCTTGGGGTAAACTCAAGGAACGCAAGGTCGAGATCATG